TGCCATGACAAAATATACAAATAAAAGTGTGACCACATACTGGCTGCCAAGCATCTTAAAGAAGTCTGCTGCATCTCCGAATTCTGCTCCATGTAAAAACAGCGGTGTCGCAATACACTGGTACTGCTTGCCTCCCTCTCTACTACATAGCCTCTAAAAAGCTCTGTTTTTCCATCATCCTCAAATAGATAAACAGGATCCGCTAAGTTGATGGTAAGAGGAGTAATATTTTTATCTAAGGGAGCGTTTACAATGTGTAACTCTAACTTTCTGGCTACCTCAGTTCTGCTACCGCCCCAGCTCATAGATGATACATACTCTGTTATGTCTGTATTCTTATGCACTACTATCACTCTTTACCACCTCCTAAGGGATCGTTAATACTTGATTAGGATAGATAAGATTAGGATTTTTTATCTTATCCCTATTAGCATTATAGATCTTAGTGTACTGAGCTCCACTACCGTAAAACTGTTTAGCTATTTTCCAGAGGCAATCTCCACGCTTTACCGTGTATGTTCTGGCTGTATTAGTAGCCTGTGGCTTTGTAGCCCTTACTGTAGGCTTTACAGTAGCTATAGTAACGGTAGCTCTCTTTGTCTTTATCTTTTTGTACTCCTTTATATTACAGGTATAATAAATATCTCCTGTAGCATCCTGCTCTCCCCACACAAAGCTCTCTACTGTAGCCTCCATGTTAAGAGTGCCTGTAATGATAACCCTAATAGGAGTACCAGACTTTCTCCAGCTCTCGATCTTCTCTACATAAGTTAAGGGCTGTTTACGCCCTGCATTATTACTAAAGTTATAATCTTTTGCTGGAAAAAAAGACTTAAGAGAGATCTCTCTTAAGCCTGTGTTACCGATAAGGTTTACATCTCCTACCTGTATTACATTTACTACCGTATTTTTGTGTGATACGGATACCGTGTAATCGGATGGTTTTACAGGTAATTGAAACTTATCCTTATTCTGTTGTAACCAAAACTCCAAAGTGATCCCTCCTCTCTTAAGTCATGTTAGGTAACAACTTTTTGAATTTTGCCACCATATCAGAAACAACCTTATCTGTATCTGCCTCTTTCTCAATGATTACCGTATCCGCCAATTTTTCAATCGTTACGGATCCAATACCACCGCTCTTAGGTAGATCGCTATCCTGTGGATTTCCTGTACCTCCTGTACCTCCGTTATTATCCTGTGGATCATCTGGATCCCTGTCTATAGGTGTAACATCCTTAAGCTGTACACCTCTGGTACTCATCCGCCTCTCATATTGATCTGCTTGATTTCTGGTTAAGACTTTCTCTCCTTGATGGAGGATAGCTGGGTAATTATCGTATGGTACTCTGTCTTTACCATAAGCAAAACCTAAAGCACCTTTTACCTTGTCTACCCCAGATCCTACAAACTCCTTAGCCTTGCTGATCGCTCCACCAACTTTATCTACAAAACCGCTAATAGCATCTATCGCTCCGCTTATGACACTTGTTACGGTTCCTATCGCTGTAGATACAGCACTGGAGATACCACCGAAGATAGTGGATACCGCATCAAATAAGCCTTGAAATACACTCTTAATGGTTTCTACGATAGTGGTAATCGTAGAGCTTGCACTATCGAAAAATCCACAGATACTACCCCAGATCTGAGATATGTATGGAGCTAAGAAATTGAATACCGTTTCAATTCCTGTAAGTAGCCCATCTACCACCGTAAGGATCACATCTACTACCGCACTGATTATAGGGGCTAAGGTCTGCCATACAGTAGATACTACTGTTACTACTACAGATACAATAGTCTGGAATAATCCCATGTGATTACCGATCATAGTAAGTACTTGCTGGATCACGTTTCCCACAAAAGTAAAGATAGAGCTCAGTGTAGGCATAATAGCTACAATCGCATTTACCACTACTGTAATGATCTGTTGGATCACTGGCATAGCTGTTACGATGATATTAGTAATAGTCTGGATCACTGGCACAATATAAGGGATGATCTGAGATACACCACTCATAATCGTACTAATTACCTGCCCTACTACAGGAGCTATCTGTTGTACCGCTGAGATAATCGGAGGGATGATAGGTAAGATCGTATTGATCGCCTGTACTATTCCATCCTTAAGCCCAGAGAACATACTAGCAATACCGCCACCGTCTACCTTTACATTAAAAAGCTGATCGAAAATAGCTTGTAATGCTCCAGTATCAATACCGATATTACCCAGCCCTGTAAAGATTGCATCCTTGATAGATGTAAGGAGTGGTAATACATTTTCCTTAATCTGAGGAGCTACCTTTTCTACCGCTGTTCCTATTGCTGTAGGCAAGTTGCTAAAAATCGTCTGGAGCATCGGTATAAAGTTACCAAAGAAAAAGGTACTTGCACTCTCTACCAGCTCTCCCATACTTCTAGCTACTGCCTCTCCATCCCCTATAGATAAATTACCTAAGAGGTTAGTAACTGAGGCTTTCATCATCGCAAAAGATCCGCTAAAGGTCTGCTCTGCCTCTCTTGCTGTGGTTCCTGTGATATTTAATTTATACCTTTTATGTATCTATGCTCTTTGATACTAAGGAAATCTACAGCATAATGATAAAATCCTCTTTCCTCCCAGAGATCCCTCACTATTCCAAACTTTATAACAGGATCCATCCCTCTATTTTCAATAAAATATACTGCTTGCCCTGCCTCTATCATGTTATCAGCCTCCTTTTATCTATCTTAATCAGATTTCTCCTCAAAATTTAGATAAAAAAAGAGGCTAACAAGTTTTTACACCTGTTAGCCTTTTATAAACTACGCCTCTACCATTATATCGCTATTAACTTTTACGCCTAAAAGATCCTCCCACGTTTTTCCCTGCTTAATACACTCATGGTATAAACCGATCTCTCCGCCATATAACTTATCAATATCCACGCCCTCTACACCGCACCTGTTAAAGGGCTCCCCTCCTACGGTATCATTATACTCTAAGTACACTCTCCCAATAGGATCCGACTTAAAAAGTTTAATATCAATATCATCATATTCTACTTTCATACTACTGCACCTCCTATAGTGTATTTTTCTTTAACCATTTTGCAATCTCGCTATACACTCCAGAATAATATCCATAAGTATTAGGCATCAACCTCTTAATAAGAGCTTTTTCCTCATCACTTCCGACCTCTCTAATATAATTCCATGTAGCCCAGCTCTCCGCTACACTCATGTTTTTACCGCCATCTTTACAATAAGCCTTATCGTGCCCCCAAAATCCATGAGCATACGGATGTATACTACCTTTTGTGTAACATCCTATAGTATCTGTTAATATACTTAAATCTACTGCATTTATACCCTCATCATCTACTAAATGGCGTAAATATGAAATTGTAGCTAACTTACTATCTCCAGATATACGGTTTAGAGAAGATTGATCTTTATAATTTGTCTGGTTTTCTTTATTATACCATTTAATAGAAGTATTTACAAAAGATAAAATATCATCTGCTACAGCATCACAGGCTTTTTCTCCATACTCTTTTGACACATCCAAAAAGCACTCTACGCCCTCCATACGCTCTACTATATGCTGTATGTCTAAGTGCCTATCTGTACCGCTCTGGCATATCTCAATAAGATTTACCTCACTCTGCTCTCCGTTCTGGGAGCCTCCATGTACTCTCTGGAAAAATAACATACGCTCACAGCCATACATAGAAGATGGGCGGATATACTCAGATGGGGCTATCTGCCTCTCCTCTAGCTCCTTAGCCTTTACAGCCTCCTCATAATTTTTAAGAAATTTATCCTCAAAGGATACGCTCTCTGCATTTTTTCCTTGTGCTACTGCTATTAAGC